GCGTAATTACCTGATATAGCAACTGATCTCCCAAAACTATCAACATCACTCGCACTATAAGCATTAGGATTATCTAACGTGTGGACTAAAGCACCAGTTGTGACATTGTAGATGTAAGCTTTACCTGAAGTAAGACCACCAGCATCATCTTCAAAGTAAGCACCTACAATCGCATAGTTGCCAGATATAGCAACTGAGTAGCCAAAACTATCACCAGCACTCGTACTATAAGCATTAGGATTATCCAATGTGTGAACTAAAGCGCCAGTCGTGACATTGTAGACATAAGCTTTACCTGCGCCAAGACCACCTGCATCATCTTCAAGATAAGCACCTACAATCGCATAATTACCAGATATAGAAACTGAGTACCCAAAACGATCACTCGCACTCGTACCATAAGCATTCGGGTTATCCAATGTGTGAACTAAAGCGCCAGTCGTGACATTGTAGATGTAAGCTTTACCAGAATCACTGCCACCAGCATCATCTTCAGAATAAGCACCTATAATCGCATAATCACCTGATATTGCAACTGAGTACCCAAAATCATCAAACTGACTCGTACTATAAGCATTTGGATTATCCAATGTATGAACTAGAGTACCAGTCGTGACATTGAAGATATAAGCTTTACCAGAAGAAGTACCACCAGCATCATCTTCAGAATAAGCACCTATAATCGCATAATCACCTGATATTGCAACTGAGTAGCCAAATTGATCACCAGCACTCGTACTATAAGCATTAGGATTATCCAATGTGTGAACTAGAGCGCCACCTACTGTGCTGAAACTTTCAACGAGTGGTATAGTCGCAGTATACTTTTTAGTGCCGTCGGGGAAACCTACGTTACTGATGTTTGTAAGTCTTCTATCGTCATCGATAACGGTTGTATTATTTACTTTTATTGACATGTTATTGTACCATTACTAGAAGTTTATCTATGTATGTTTGATCTGTGACTGAGAAGATATAAGCTTTACCTGAATCACCACCACCAGCATCATCTTCAAAGTAAGCACCTACAATCGCATAGTTGCCAGATATAGAAGCTGAGTACCCAAAACGATCACTCGCACTCGTGCTATAAGCGGTAGGATTATCCAATGTGTGAACCAATGCACCAGTCGTAACATTGAAGATATAAACTTTACCAGAATTAAAACCACCAGCATCATCTTCTCTATAAGCACCTACAATCGCATAATTGCCTGACATAGCAACTGTCGAAGCAAAATTATCACTAGAACTCGTACTATAAGCGGTAGGATTATCTAAAGTGTGAACTAGAGCGCCAGTCGTAACATTGAAGATATAAGCTTTACCTGAATCACCACCACCTGCATCATCTTCACCAATAGCACCAACAATTGCATAATTACCTGATACGGCAACTGGCAAGCCAAAACGATCACTCAAACTCGCACTATAAGCATTAGGATTGTCTAATGTATGAACTAAAGCACTAGTCGTGACATTGTAGATATAAGCTTTACCAGATTGAAAATCACCAGCATCATCTTCATCAAAAGCACCTACAATCGCATAGTTGCCTGATATTGCAACTGACAAGCCAAAATTATCACCAGAACTCGTACTATAAGCATTCGGGTTATCCAATGTGTGAACTAAAGCGCCAGTCGTGACATTGTAGATGTAAGCTTTACCTGAAGTAAGACCACCAGCATCATCTTCTCTATAAGCACCTACAATCGCATAGTTATCTGATATAGCAACTGAGATGCCAAAATTATCATTCGCACTCGTACTATAAGCATTTGGATTATCTATCGTATGAACCAATGCGCCGGTTGTGACATTGAAAATATAAGCTTTACCAGAATCACTGCCACCTGCATCATCTTCAAAGTGAGCACCTACAATCGCATAATTGCCTGATATTGCAACTGAGTAGCCAAAGAAATCATTCCCACTCGTGCTATAAGCATTTGGATTGTCAAGAGTATGAACTAAAGCGCCAGTCGTGACATTGTAGATATAAACTTTACCAGAATTAAAACCACCAGCATCACCTTCTTGATAAGCGCCAGCAATCGCATAGTTATCTGATATTGCAACTGACAAGCCAAAGAAATCACTCACACTCGTACTATAAGCATTAGGATTATCAAGAGTACGGGCTAAAGCACCTCCGAACAAAGCAGGTTCTAGCAAAGATTGCAATGCATCAGTGCTTGGGTTTATACTGCTTGTGCTAGAAAAGTTTATTTTATCTATTTGACTGTATTTGGTAACATCGTCTACTGTGAAGATATAAGCTTTACTAGAAGTTGTACCACCAGCATCATCTTCGGAGTAAGCAGCAACAATCGCATAGTTACCTGATATTGCAACTGTCCAAGCAAAACTATCACCAGCACTCGTACTATAAGCATTAGGATTGTCCAATGTGTGGACTAAAGCACCTGTTGTCACGTCAAAGATATAAGCTTTACCAGAACCAGAGCCACCAGCATCATCTTCACTATTAGCACCAACAATCGCATAATTACCTGATATAGCAACCGTGTCGCCAAAACTATCACCAGCACTCGTACTATAAGCATTAGGATTGTCCAATGTGTGGACTAAAGCACCTGTTGTCACGTCAAAGATATAAGCTTTACTAGAAGAAGTACCACCGGCATCATCTTCATATCTAGCGCCTACAATCGCATAGTTACCTGATATGGAAACTGAGATACTAAATTGATCACCAGCACTCGTACCATAAGCATTTGGATTATCTAAAGTGTGAACTAGAGCGCCATTCGTGACATTATAGATATAAGCTTTACCAGAATCATTACCACCAGTATCATCTTCTTGATCGGCACCAACAATCGCATAGTTACCTGATATAGCAACTGAGTAGCCAAAGATATCGCTCGCACTCGTACTATAAGCATTTGGATTGTCTAATGTATGAACTAGAGCACCAGTCGTGACATTGTAGATATAAGCTTTACCAGAAAAAGTACCACCAGCATCAGCTTCAGAATAAGCACCTACAATCGCATAGTTGCCTGATATGGCAACTGAGTCGCCAAAACGATCAGTCTGACTCGTACTATAAGCATTAGGATTGTCAAGAGTATGAACTAAAGCACCAGTCGTGACATTGAAAATATAAGCTTTACCAGAATTTAAACCACCTGCATCATCTTCGTTATACGCACCAACAATCGCATAGTTTCCTGACATAGCAACTGAGTAGCCAAAATAATCAGCCTGACTCGTACTATAAGCGGTAGGATTGTCTAATGTATGAAGCAAAGCGCCAGTCGTGACATTGAAGATATAAGCTTTACCAGAACCAGAGCCACCAGCAGCATCTTCTAAATAAGCACCTACAATCGCATAGTTGCCTGATATTGCAACCTCCCAGCCAAAGAGATCGTTCAAACTCGTACTATAAACATTCGGGTTATCTAATGTGTGAACTAAAGCACCTGCAGAGTATTCAATTTCAGTCTCGGTGTCATAGTACACTTCTCTACCAATGTATGATAATTCTTCACCAGCGAAGATGTAAGCTTTACCAGATTGAATACCACCAGCATCATCTTCTTGATAAGCACCTATAATCGCATAATTGCCTGATATTGCAACTGAGTGGCCAAAGAGATCACCAGAACTCGTACCATAAGCATTTGGATTGTCTAATGTATGAACTAAAGAACCAGTCGTGACATTGAAGATGTAAGCTTTACCAGAATTAAAACCACCAGCGTCATCTTCAAGATAAGCACCTACAATCGCATAATTACCAGATATAGAAACTGAGTACCCAAAATAATCACCAGCACTCGTACCATAAGCATTTGGATTGTCAAGAGTGTGAAGCAAAGCGCCAGTTGTCACATTGAAGATATAAGCTTTACCAGAACCAGCGCCACCACCAGCATCATCTTCACCATAAGCACCTACAATCGCATAGTTGTCTGATATGGAAACTGAGGTGCCAAAATCATCAACAGCACTCGTACTATAAGCATTAGGATTATCCAATGTGTGAAGCAAAGCGCCAGTCGTGACATTGAAGATATAAGCTTTACCAGAAGTAGTACCACCAGCATCATCTTCAAGATAAGTGCCTACAATTGCATAATTACCG